GGTTTCGATGCATATCAAGAATGGATGCAAGTTCATAAGGATGTTGCTGAATTTTTTGAGAATTTAGAAGGAGAAAAATAATGAAACATCATGGTGTTTTCTTTCCAAAAGATGATAATCATGATGGTGTAAAAGCCATGGCAGTTTATGTGGCTACTCTAGAGAAAGAAAATGTTGCTTATCTAATCGAAGATCTTGGTCATGGATGGATAGTTGAAGTAACAGGCTATTAGGAGGGGAAAATGAATAACCCGAATGATCCTGCAACCAAAAGACAATTGTGGGCTTTGTTCTGCATTACCAAAGAAGACTGGAGGGGTAAAGGTCTTACCAAAGCTGAAGCTTCAGATCTGATCAAAAAGCTTGGTGACAAAAAACATACCAAAAAGACATCCAAGAAAAATTCTTATGTAGAGATTTATGAAAAAGCTTTTGCTGCTGGTCTTGCTGCTCTTAAAGCTGCAACACCTGTTCCAATGGTTGTACAGCAACATGCAGACATGATGAATGATAATTCTCCAGTGGTGAAAGAATGGTTTGTGGCCGATGGTGCTTGTGGGTTTGCATGGGTAAATGTCAAGTGTAAGGGTGAAGGTCTCAGGTTCATAAATGCCATGAAGAAACATGCTTCAGATAGATGGAGAAAAGACGGTTACTATGGTGGTTACACTTTCTGGGTACGTGAAGGCAATCAGTCTATTCAAAAGAAAGAAGCTTTTGCTGCTGCCTTTGCTGAAGTACTGAGAGAAAGTGGAATCAATGCTTACTGGAGTAGCAGGTTAGACTAATGACATTCTATGTACATAAATGTGAAGTCTGTTTAGTGAATGAAGCCAAGGATGGTAATTTTTGCAGCAAGGAATGTAAAAAATTATGGTTCGAATCCTATCTTGCTGTACAAAAAGCCTTTGCTAAGGATAAAGCATATTGCTATAAATGTGGAGCCTGTAAAACCATAGGGTGTGAACATTTTCCAAAGGATGAAAAAGATGAAAATTAAACTACACCAAATAGGAGAAAAGGGAAGTGGTGTATATGCTACCCTAGATAATCGTTTCAGAATTTCAAGGAAACATGGTCTTCCTGCTACTTGGTGGTTAATTGAAGATATGGCAGGTAGACTCCCTGAAGCTTTTAGATCAGCCGATACTCTAACTGAAGCAAAAGAGAATATAGCTGATTGGCTGGAGGATGAAAATGTGGAGTAAAGATTTTTGTCATGCAGTAATTGATGCCAGTCTTTACTGGACCGGAGAAGATGAAGCTAATTGTCCTGCTCTAAAGTATCTCCGTACCATGGCAGGATATTATCTCTGGGAAAAAGCTGGAAGACCGTTTCCTGTGAACGAAGAGGTTTTAAATGAAAGAGCTTAGAGAAGAGCTTCAAGCTGTTGTTGATCTTTGTTTAGAAGATTACAATATGCATTCATTTCCAGTAAAAGTTAAATCTGTCCAAAGGGGCAGATGCAATAGAAAAAGTATAACTCTGCCTTCATATCTAGCATATCACCATGAAGCTTATCAGATTTATTATGCAGTACATGAAGCTACACATAAGATTACTGGTTGTGGTCATGGAAGACATTTCAAACACATTGAAGATCTTCTTCTAGAAAAATTTGGAATTAAGATCAAAAGGAAAAAAGCTTATCCTGGAAACATATGGTTCGATGGTAGATTGATCATTGAAAATGATACATATACAGTACAAGGCCAAAAGGAAATAGGAAAATGACTTTTGTAATTGATTATAAAAAAGCCAAAAAGATGATGCCCGACAAGGAAAAGGAACACAAGAAAACTCTTAAGTATGGAAAGAAGACTGAAGAGTTTATGAATGCAATTCTCAGATACTATAAAGACGTGGAGGGTGTCTTTATAGAATGGCTCTGGACCAATGAAAACGGTGAAAGTGGAGAAGTAGATTTTAGAGTTTGGAGCAAGTCAGGCAAACCAGTATATAATATTTTCACCGGAGAGTATGTTGATTTCTACCAGATTGAAGTCGAGTGGAAAGATAAAGATGGTGAAGATCCATTCACAAAAGATATTGTGAAGGACAAGGCAAAAGAGAATCTTGAGAAAGATGGGATTCATTTCTGTACAAGAAAAACTGATAAGTATGGAAGACTTCCAGAAACCACATACTATGTTATCTTTCTAGGTTGTAGATGGTGGAGATATTACAGAGCCTTTATCAATACTATGGATTATCTTCACTATAAATGCCGTTTAACAGAGCCAAAGGATAATCGAATCCAGAAGGGTGAACGATTCAGAATTTGTGATGTGGAAAGATGTGAGTATATATGGGAAGAGAAAAAGATCAAAAAGTTTTTTGAATTTTTCAAATCCTAGTTTACAAATACTTAATCATATGATAGAATGGTTTTATGAAACAATATCTATGTAAAGATCATGAAGGAAAGTTTTTTATTATTGAAGCACCTACAGAAGAGGAAGCTAGAGATACTGCTGTTCTTGATGGTGGTGAAGTAGTACAAAACTTGAATCCAGAATCAGAAGTTGATGAATTAATAAGTGGTACTAGAGACCTAATAGACTCAACCATGAAAGACTTCTTCAGCTTGCCAGAAGTTAAATTTGTTGCAAGGCAAGTAGGGCTAGGAATCAAGAGAAGATCCAGGAAAAAAAATGGATAAAATTGAAAGAGAAAAATTACTAGCATTATTTCAAGATCATGCTGATAAGATTTGTGATGATTGGGGAGCACCACGAATCCCTGTAGCAATAAATAATCGTTTCAAACGTGCTGTTGCTGTTTTCAGATGTGGTGGAGCCATTGATCCCACTTATACTGGTATAGATGAATGTATTGTATTTGAAATCAATCTTAAAATTCTCAGAATCGAAATGAATATGAATAAGATTGAAAAATACAAATATACTTTTGAAGAAATGCTTGCTGTTGTCAGACATGAACTGGCACACTATTTTCTATGGCTAATGTTTGGTGATTCAGGATGGAATCCAAAATACAAATGCCACACAAAGATGTTCCATGAAATGAATGAAGCTGTTGGTGGACAACCTGTTTAAGGAAAACATAATGAAATGGAATGAAAGAATAGTAAGGGTTGAAATTAGAAATGGTAAAGGGAAAGTAACTGAATGCCCTAAAGATGTGACTGTGCTTATCGTTAATCATGATAAGCAAATAAACGATATTGATTTTGGAACAAGCAGTGAATATGATCCCCCTAACCCTCCAGGAATAGATGATGGAGTAGACGAATGAACTGCAATATATTAGGATGTTCAGAAAATAAAGATGGAAAATGTAATGCTCCACAATGGTTTATTGATGAATGGAAGCTGAAAGCAAAGTGGTGTCCCTTGGGAAAGAAAATAAAATGAACATCATAGATTTGCTTAAAGACTACGATAAGAAATATGCTGAAGGGAAACCTGAAGTCTCTGATACAGAATATGATAAGCTTAGGGAGACTGCACAAGAACTCCATCCTGAAGATCCCTACTTCCAAAGTGTTGGTGCTCCTGCCCCCAGAGATAAAGCCAAACTTCCATTTGTCCTTGGAAGTCTCAACAAAGTAAAAATTGATTCAGTCTATGATTGGTTTAAAAGCAAAGGCAAACATCACTATATTGCTTCAGATAAAGTTGATGGTGCAAGCTTTATGGTTATCTATAAAAATGGAAAACCTATTGCTGGTTATACTAGGGGAGATGGAGAATTTGGAAAAGACATTTCTGATAAAGTAAAACTCTTTTGTCCTGAAATTTCAAACAAAGGATATTGGGTATTCAGGGGAGAAGTAGTTCTACAAGATCCATCAAGGTTTGGATATAAAAATAGAAGAAATGGTGCTGCTGGTCTTCTGAATAAAGATGATACAAGCAACTGCCAATATTTACGTCCTTGGTTTTATGAAATAGTAGAATACAAACCTGCTTCTTCATTGACAGATAGATATGTTGAAAACAATAAACTTAATCTCGATTCAGAAACCTCAAGATGGGAAATTTTAGAAGAACTCTTTCCGGTTAACACTCCTAGAAACTGGACTATAGATTATCCTGTCAAAGAAATGATTGAAGAAAGACTAGTTGCTCTCCTAAAACATTCCAGGGAAAATAATGAGCTATATGATGTTGATGGTCTTGTGATTGCAGTTAATGAATCTGATAGAGAGAATGTAATGTATCCTGGAAATAAAGTAGCTTTCAAAGTCAATCTAGATGCAGTTCCAACAGTTGTTACTGGTATTGATTGGAAGGTTACAAGGACCGGATTAGTCTGTGCTACTCTTGAAGTTGCACCTACAGAGATCCAGGGTGTAACAGTAACTAGAGTAGGTGCTGGTATCAATTGGAAGATCATGCAAGAACAAGGCATGGGGATTGGTGCTAAGATCGGTATAGTTAGATCAGGTGATGTAATCCCTTATGTGGAGGAAGTTTACACACCTTCAGATAATTTCGATATTGGATATTGTCCTAGCTGTGGACATCCAGTGGTTGAAAGTGGTGTATGGTTAGCTTGTCCTAATCCTGAGTGTGAAAGAAAGAAACTCTGGGAGATGGAATATTGGCTTATCTCTCTTGGTGCTGAAAATCTAACTATCGTTACTCTTGAAAGAATATTCGACTCTCTCAACATAGAACCATCAATTCAGGCTCTATACGAACTCACACTGGAAGATCTATTAGAAGTTGAGGGATTTGGTAATAAGAGAGCAACACAAGTATATAATGAGATCCAGGGAACTCTTCATACAACACATGAGAAGCTTCTTACTGCTTTCGGCATTCCCAATGTAGCTAAAGAAACTGCAACTGAATTAATCAGACATTTCAGATCAGTTCATGGTGTTCTCACTGCTCCATACACTGAACTAGTTGAAGTAGAAGGTATTGGAGATATAGTTGCAAATAATATCAGGGAAGAACAAAACAGATGTGTGAGAGTCTTCCTGGAGTTAAAAGAGAAGGGGCTTGAATTAGAAGAGAAGAAAGTTGGTGCTCTTACTGGTAAAGTATTTGCAATCACTGGAAAGCTTCCGATGAACAGAGATGCAGTTGTTAGAATGATTGAAGCTAAAGGTGGAACCTGGAAGAATGCTGTAACCAAAAGAACAGACTATCTAATAACTGACAATCCTAGTTCAGGTTCCGGTAAAAATAAGAAGGCACAATCTTATGGAACTAAGTTAATTACATTTGATGAACTTCAGGAGTTACTGAATGGGTAATCTTCAATCTGTTTGTGCTAAGTGCAATACACCGATTACTATTGCAATTACGTCCATTACAATAAATCCAGATGGATGGATAGAGATCAAACTAATTTGTTTTGGATGTGGTAGGAAATTCTATAAAGGAATTGGAATAGAACAATTCGAAGTAACAGAAGAGGGATAATAAATGAAATGGTATCGTTTATTGATAGAATTTTTTATATGGGTAATTATATCAGGTTCGATATGGGAGATTATTTATAACTCTTTTATTAAGGGAACCAAAATGAATCTCTCAGCAATCATACTGGAATTTATGTTCTTCTGGTTTGGTGCTTTTGTCTGGGTAGATGTTTTAAATAGAAGACCTCATCTTTTAAAATTACTTGGTTTTGGAAAGGAAAATAAAGAATGAAACTATTTTATTGTACAGAATGTTATAGTTTAATTCAAGTTAGAGTTAGTCACATTTATAATTGCCTTTGCAAAAAACATGCTGGCAAATATCTTAATGATAATTTAACAGCAGTTTTTACTAAAGGTACAATAATTGTGGGCATAGACAACAACTCATTCTATCCAGCAGTTGATAAATATAAGATACATAATCCAGAAGGAGAAAAACCATATCCAACAAGAATAGATTTTTTCTTTGTTGGATGGGTTCCTACTATCCCTGGAGAAGTAATCTTTGTGGATACTGTAGATGATGTTGTGAATTTCCCTATGGACTATGATGCTGGCAATGAGCATTCAACAATGCCAAACTCTCAGCCAAAATGCAATAAACTAGTTTGTTATTGTGATAATAATGGAGTATGTTTAAATCGAAAGGAGTGGGATAATGAGAATACAAAGAGTTAAAATTGACTTATCAAAGATCTTCATATTTACACCTTTGATTCTCTGGTTATGTGCTTCTGGGAGAGTCAGTTGGTGGATCTTGGTTTTATTTGCTGCTTTTAGTTTGGAAATTCCTATAGAGTGGGAGAGACAATGAGAAGACAACATGAGAAACCTTCAGCAAAAGAATTGAGACATATTCCAGAACCTACTTTCGTTTATGATATAGGGGAGAGGGTTCAGTATGGTGCATGGGAGCATTGTGAGATTCTTGAGATCTGGGAAGATGGAAAATATTACAAATGCTATATAGAAACTCCTAATATATTATATGGCAAACTGGAGGGACTAAAGCAGGATGAGGTATATCTTGCATGGACCGAAGTAAAACCTTATAGGTCTCCAGAAGAAATTGATAAGATAGAGAGACTAGAAGAAGATGATGATATACGTTTCAATTATTCTCAGAGACAATTAGACTCTATTTTATATTTACTTTATAGAGAGACAGGTCTTGATCTTAATCCTGATTATCAAAGAGGAAATGTTTGGAGTTTACAACAGAAACAATCTCTGATAGAATCTATATTTAAGAATATAGATATAGGAAAGTTTACCATTATCAGAAGATGGTTTAGAGAAGATCTAGAGCACTATTATGAAGTGCTTGATGGTAAACAAAGAATCATTGCACTCAGTGAATATTTTGAAGGTAGATTCACATATAGGGAAAAAAGATTTCAAGATCTTCATCCTTATGATCAGCATCACTTTAAAGGATATGCTATTTCTTATGCTGAGATAGAGCCATTAACAAACGAACAGAAATACAGATACTTCTTGAAGCTTAATACAACTGGTCAACCTCATGATCCATCTCACCTTAATAAGGTTAAAGAGATGTGGGAGAAGGAAAAGAAATGAAAAAGCAATATGTAGCAATGGCAGGGTTAAAGGGATATCTGCCTAACTACAGTGACATATTTGATACGAAAGAAGATGCTGTAGATGCCTTGCTTGATCTTCATGAGATAGACCATTGTTCTGAGGTAGCAGATCACTTAACAGAGTTTGGTTACAGTGATTTAAATTTAGAAGTCAATGGCAATGAATATGCAGAAATTGTAGAATTAGAAATGGAGGGATAAATGGGATATCCAATACCAAAACTAACAAGAAGCAACCAACATAAATTTTTTGGTGATAATGTAAAACATTGTGATCTATTCTCATATTCAGATGCATTCCTTCTAAAGGATGTAGGAGATCTTGCAAAAAAACATGGTTACTGGATTGGCTATTGCAAGCCTGGAACACAAGAATATAAAATGCATGGTAGTCAGGTTTGCTATGCATATGAGATTGAAAGGGCAGCAGAAGAAATGGAAAAAAATAGTTGGGATACAAAAGCACTTCCAGAAAAATGGGAAGAGTTCAGAACAAAGATAGGTGATTTGGTCCTCCAGTTCGAAGCAAAGAAAGAGCAAGCTGCAAAGATCAGGGATGATCTTAGAAGTATTGTAGGGGAGATAGGAGACATTGTAGATTCATTTGATGATGGTGTTGAGGGACTTGAGGATGCACTAGAACAATTTAAACATGCTCTAGATGATATGAGCAGGTATGTATGAAAGGATTAAAATGAATTTACTAACTTTGATAATAATTATAATACTTGCAAAAATGAATCATGGATTCCCTTGGTATATCTGGCTTGTAATTGGTTTCTGTTGGATTATTGATGCCTATGAAGATGCTGCTGTTTATAATGGCATTAATCATGTCAATCAAAATATTAGAGTCCTTGGCAATTGGCTAGGGAATAAATTAAGTAATGAGAAAGAAGAGGAAGAAGAAAACATTAAGGAGTAGTTACTAATGGACAATACAAAAAAAACAAAAACCTGGAAAGTGATTTTAGCATTTCTTCTAATAATTGCTTCTGTATCATTCATGTGCATTGGAATTAATAATCTCATATTCGTATCACCACAAGACAGAATAATTGTGGCTGAGTTTGGTAGATTCATTGGGGAGAATCGTGGAGAAATATATATCATAAAAACTGATATTGAAGATATCTTTAAAGACCTTATTGCACAATCTGATATAAACAAAGAAGTTTTTATTTACTTTGATAATGCAAACAAAATGCAAGTTATGATAAATAGAGGAATTTATAATTTGCTTGAAGCACAAACAGATAAAATATATGAACTAGAAGAAAGGGTAGATGTTCTTGAAAGAAGACATCTTGAGTTATTAAGAGCAATCTGTATCTTACAGAAGAAACATTGGAAGGAGTAAAACATGAAAAAATTTCTGGTAAGTCTGATATTGTGTTTGGCAGTTACAGTCTTCTTAAAAGACGGTAACGTAATAAAGGCACCTTGGATCTTTATTGCTAAAGATGGTGTTTATCTCATGACAGATAAGCAAGCACAGTCAGGTACAGATAATATTCTTGAGGGTGCTACAAGAATTGTCAAGGAAAAAACTTCTGAAGCAAAAGAGATCCAGCAGCATATAAAAGTTGCACCAAAGCTTTGGTCTCATTGGATACCAAAGGAACACATCAAATATATTTACAGGGGAGATTAATATGTCAGTGCAAATATTGTTAATTGGAATTATGGTTCTGCTTTTTATAGGGCTGATCACTGTTCTTATTTCTCTACATAAAATAGGATATACTTTAAATGTGATTTTACAAGTTGTATCTATAGGGATACAAAGATCAGGTCTAGTCCGTACACCTGAACAAGTAAGGGCAGATGCAGAAGCAGCAGAGGAAGAGGAAATCCCTTTTCATGAAATTCCAGAGGAATAAAAAATGGAAATACATTTTGTTTTTAAAGCATGGCATTTCTGGTTGCTAGTAATAATAATGTTCCTCCAACTTGTTATTACCAGCAGGATGGATGATAACCTTAAAAGGATAGCTGATAAGCTAACCGGAAAAGAAAAGGAGAAGACAGAATGAAAAGGTTAATTTGTTTGGTATTAGTACTGTTGGTTGTAGGTTGGATTGCTCCTGTAATGGCAGCAGATCAAATGGGTCTTGGTGGTATTTGGATTCATGGAGCACATAGTGACTCTGGTAAATTTGCCATGGAGAATGAGGGTGACAGTGGATGGGGTATCAATGCCTTCTATGACAAAGACATGGGATGGGTAAAGAAAGTTAGTGAAAGCTTTGCCTTTGGACTAGATCCTGGAATGGATTACAAATATCTCCGATGGACTAAAAGCCACAATAAGGAAAGAGAAATCTGCAAGTATTATGAGTGGAATCCTGAACCAACTAACTGTGTTGGTAATGGCAGAGGTTGTAAGACAAAACAGTACAGAGAAAATGAAAAAGTTAGTTCTCAAATTCTCTCCGGTACTATAAAACCATTCTTAGAGTACAAAGACTTCAGGTTCTTTGGCATTGGTGGAATCGGTATTGAAGTTGAAGATACTGAAGATGCAAATCTTGCTGTCACTGGTGGTCTTGGACTCCAATACTACTTCTCTAAAAATCTTGGACTTACAATGTCTGCACAGGAAGTCTACTCAAATCCCACTGGTAAATATGAAAGATGGGATTTGTATTTGGCTAATGTGCTTTACAGGTTCTAAGATGAAAAGTATCCTATTAGCAGAATTATTGAGAGAGGTCGAACTTCTGGAAAGGTGGGTCTCCGAAACCAAAAGTGGTGGATGGAGTACCCACCTTGTTCAACCCATGGAAGATAGGATCAAAGAACTCAAAGTTCTACTCTTTGATATGGGGCTAGGAAGATGAAAAATGCCTTAATTATAATTGGAAAAGTATTACTAGCAGGTCTAGTTCTTGCTGGTGCTGTTATTGCTATTATGGGTCTTCTTACACCTACACAAACTATGATGTCAGTAAGAATAAACAATATAAGATATCTAGTAGATAAACAAGTCCTGGCTAATGGAAGCTGTTACTATATCTATCAATCAGGACAAAGAGTTTTTATAATTCCATGTGAGGGAGAAAAATGAATATATATGTTATATCATATAAAGGCTCATGGCTAGGTGGTACAGCAGTAGTCCTTGCTAAATCGGCAAGACAAGCAATAGAGCTAGTAGAGCAAGATCCATCTACTATAGATTTTACTGAAGTAGAGATAACACATCTGGCATCTGTTGATCAACCAGAAGTAATCTACAATAACAATGGAGAATATTAATGGCAGTAAGAGAAGGCAGACCAAGGCTTTGTGAGACATGTAAACATTTAGTAGAGTGGTACAACTGTGGAAGAAAACCTCTTTATAAATCTCCTGTTGATGGGGAAGTAAGATATAGAAGCTGTAATCTAGAAAGAGATTTTTTCAACTTCTGGTGGAAGTGCTGTGGTCCTAGTGGAAAGTTCTGGGAGTATGATGAAGAAGAAAAGAACTTTAGATTCGAACACAAAAGAAGAGAGAAAAAGTTAAAACAAATGGTAGAGGATATGAAAAGCAAATGATCTATGAAGAAGACAATAAAAAAAAGAAGTATTATATTTAATAAGTATTTTTTAGTAGCACTAATAATAACTATTATAGTATATTATATTATTGATAAACTAATTCTATGGTTAAAATAAAAAAGACTAAACAATTAAATAATAACTTTAAAATAATAATAACAATATTAAATATAATTATTAATACTTCTGCCGTGGACGTAACCCTATTCTAACATATAATTTTGGAGATGTAAACCTAAAAAATGATAGAAAGGAAAAAAAATGACAACTTTTGATGAAGTCACTAAACTAGATGTATTTACAAGGCTCTTGAAAGACATGGGCAGAATCAATGGTATAATTTCTGAAGCTGAAGAATGGGCAGAGAAACAAATTATGCCTTTAGATCGAATCACACTTGGAGCACTCAAAGACATAAGGAGAGTTGCCAGGAGATGGAAGAAAATGACTCCTGCCCCAGAGGAAAAGAAATGAGATTTAGAAACTTCTTTGAAGATCTGGCAGAATACAACCATTGGAGATATGATAAATGGCATCCATGGTTTGCATGGTATCCGGTTACAATCAAGGGACAATTTGTTTGGCTAGAATGGGTAGAGAGATGTATAAGGGAAAACTGCTTTTCGGATTATAGACTTCCTGGAGATACAGAAAAAACCGAAATAGAAATTATTGCTGGATTGGATAACTCTTTACATGAAGAAGTTTCACCAAAAATATGGAGGATGTTAAAAAAATGAGATGTTGTGGATGTTGGAGTTCAACAGGATATGAAAGAGCAAAGACTGTTATCAAGTCTTGTAAGACCTTTGATCATCTTGCCGTTGCTCAGAGATATGCAGAGTTAGCATTAAAGAAGGTATTCACCCATGAGCACATCAACCTTACCAAAGAACAAGCTGAGATGGTGAAGCTAAACCTCCTGGATCTTTTGGGCAAGCAAGAAATGAAAATAAGGAGAAAGGCAAGATGAAAAGTCCATGGTACTGTCCTGATGGTAGAGAAATATTCAACCTCAACCGATATTCAAAACTGAAGGTTTTCTATCAATTGCCTAATAAAGGAAGATGCTTTATTTCTGGCTTAATCACCGGATCTGATAATGAATGGGAAGATATAGTCCAAGGAGAAAAACCCGATATCCAAAAACATTGGGAAACAATTAAAGAAATTTTGCTCTCATAATTTCTAAATATCTATGATAGATTTACATTTATCTAAAAATAGTGTATACTAGGAGTGAATAATATGCCACTATGTGCAAAGTGTAAAAAATTTATGCCCCCTGAGTTTTGTGAACCAGCAGAGGATCACGATTTTCTATGTCTTTTTTGTATGAGAGACACAGATGTAATCTGGTATGGTGAGGGGCAGCAAAAGAAAGCCACAAGAGAAGAAATTGCAAGAGAATATCAAATGTTCACCAAGGAACTAAGGGAAAAGCTTTTAGATCCTTTTGCAGGTGATAAAGAGAAAAGAAAGCTAGTTAAAGGAATCACAGAAAAGGAAAGTAGAATTATCAAACCATGGTAAAGGTAGGTGATCTCTATGACAACAGACAGAGTAAGCAGAGGAAGACGAAAGTACAACATGGTATCCAGTCCAAGAGATGGTGTAGTGTTGCTAAATGCTGACTACTCATTCTTGCATGTGGTTGACTGGAAGAAAGCTGTTACTCTTATTACCAAGGGTAAAGTGGAGATCCTTAAGTTGGGTACAAGGATTGTACGAAACTTTGAAGGTACTAAGGAAATCATTGTGCCTTTGATCATGAGACTTATCAAATTGGTAAGAACCTTGTATAAAGCTAAGGTTCCTTATTCTAAGAGAAATGTGTTCATTAGAGATGAGTTCAAATGCTGCTACTGTGGATGTGAACCTGGAAAGCTAACCATTGAACACATCGTGCCAAGAGATCAAGGTGGTAAGTCTACTTGGGAAAACACTGTTGCTGCATGTCTACCATGCAACAACAAGAAAGAAAACAGAACTCCTTCTCAAGCAGGTATGTACTTGATAAGAAGACCTTTTGCTCCTACTATTAATGAATTTCTACAACTACGAATGAGAAAGTGGGGAGTAAAGAGTATATTGAAAGAGTTCTTTGAATCCGTATAAGAGAAGATCTAGCCTAGGCAAACTTAAACAAAAATAGTCTAGACTAGTTGCCTTACCATAGGGGAAATCGTTAGTACCTTGTGGAGAATGTTATTAATAGGAGGATGCCTATAGAATAACAAAAAGATAGATACTAATTAAATTAAAATTGATGCTAAAATTATTAATGAAACCCAAAGCACATTAAGGTGCATGATTGGAAAGAAAGTATATCGAAGAGGTTATTAAAGTCCTAGGCTAGATCTTCTTTTTATTTAAGGAGTGTGTTGTGAATAAATTCAAAAGATATAGTGACCTTGAAAACTACTGGAATCTCGAAAAAATTATGGAGAGGTACAATCCTGATTTTGATAGAGATATGCCCCATTTCTGGCACGTTACTGAAAAGATTCATGGTTCAAATGTTTGTGTTTCAAACATGTATAAAGAGGGACCAGCATTCTTTACAAGAAATGGTAATCAGCTTCCAGCAGACTACCAAGAAGTTTTAAAGAAGTATGATTGGGAATTTCTTTTTAGACTCTATCCTGGTCTCAAATTTATATATGGTGAAATTGCTGGACCTAGAATCCAAAAGGGTGTTAATTACGGAGATGAAAGAAAGCTTTATATCTTTGATTATCATGATGGTGAAGAATATCTAAGAATACCACGACAAGAAGAAGGCTTTGATTATGTGCCTGTCTGGTACACACCTATTACCAAAATCTCATACAATGACTTTTTAACTTGGATACTTGATAGACTTAATCATGATCCTGTCTCAGCACTTAATCCCGATAAAGGAAATGTGGTTGAAGGGTTTGTGGTAAAGTGTGTCTCAATGCCGATGCTAACTAAGGAAACACGTTTCATCTTCAAAGTTAAACATCCAAAATTCGAAGAAAGAGTTAGAGGGCCAAAGAAAGAAAAGAAGTTTGATGATATTGATTACACTATTGTTGATCAATATATCAATGAGAACAGAATAATGTCTGCTATGTCCAAATATCCTGGATTTAGGAAACACCAAATAGGTGATGTTATGAGAGAGATCGTTCAGGATGTTGAAAAAGACATGAAGAAAGATGGTTATAGATGGGATAAAAAATATGGTAAGAGGATTGCAGCATTTGCCCAAAAAACTGTTGTACAGGGAGCAGAATAATGGTTAAACTAAGTCCAGGTAATATGAAACTAGGAAAGCTTACAAATATATCATTAACACCTATATTATCATGTCAAAAGGGTGTTCCATGCAGTAAAAAAGATTGTTATGCTCTGAAAGCTTATAGAATGTATAAGAATGTTCGTGAATGTTGGGATTCAAATTATAGATATTATCTTGAGAATAATGAAGGATTTTTCGACAATATCATAGAACAGTTAAATAAAAAGAAACCTGAAAGATTTCGATGGCACGTTGCTGGTGATATTGTTGATCAGAAATATTTTAATGGCATGGTTAGGGTAGCAGAAATCCTACCTGACACTAGTTTTTTATGTTATACGAAAAAATATGAATTAGATTTTAGCAATGCACCAAGAAATTTAAGAATAGTGATAAGTGCTTGGCCTGGACTTGAAATTCCAAAGAAGCTTTATAGTATGCCAATTGCATGGTTATCAGAAGATACAAGAAGACCAGAAAAAAGACAACATAGAATTTGTAATGATGATTGTCCTGATTGTGGTTATTTGTGTTATGAAGTTGGATCTAAATTTGATGTAGTATTTGACAAACACTAGGAGGGTAATAATGTTAGATGAAAATATGGATTTATTAGATAGAATGTTATGGATATACCTCTGTCTCCAAACAGATGTACAAGGTATAAGTGTTTCAACTGCTATTGAGATATCCAAGGAAGCAAGAAAGAATGGCTTATGGGATATTTGCAAAGACTACCTTAAAGAAGAATTAAAAGAAGCTGCAAATCTAATTGCAAATCAAATGATTGAAGAGCATGAAGAAGAACTTTGCCCAGGATGTGGCTCTGAAGGTCCATTACATGCTAGATTCTGTGAGGATGAAAGATATTACCAGACCTGCAATGATGTTGAGCCAGAAGAAAAAGCAAAGTCAGGTTGTAAATCAAGTCATATGTTTAGTGATATAATATGATAGAAGTAGCAGAAACAATATATAGATTAACAGAAGCTATGAACGAACTTCCTCTAGCAGCAAAAGATGGAAGACAGGCAATAGAGGAAGCTATAGTTTCACTTTGTAAACAATTAAATGGCACTACACAAACCAGAACACAAGACAATTAAGTATTGGATTCTCTGGTTACCATTAACTATTGGTTTTATCATTGTTTGGCCAATAGCTTGCTTAATAAAAGGCTACAAATGGACTAGGGATGGATGGTTGAGAGATTGGGAAGATTATATAGATGATCCATTTGACTATATAAAGGAGTGGATTCATTGCAGACGTATACCTTTTACCAACTATCAAATCAATATAAGTTTTTTAATGAATCATCGTGAGACCACATGGGATATAATAAGACCCCATGGAGAGTATGATAACTGTGATCCAGAAGACTAACTAAGGAGGACATATGGTAAATGGCATTAAAAATTGTTAAAGGGACGTTTTCAATTTGGAGTTATGTGGGGGATGTACAGGGATGTGGAACAATTAGAGTTATCTGGCCATTTTTTCTTTTAAACCATTATAGAATGAAGGATGTGAAATTTACAGCATTCTTTGCACCTTACTTTGTGCATCATCCAGATTTCTATCGTAACTACGGCATTTGTCAGTTTCAAAGATCAGCAACAGAAACCCATCTACAAATCTTCAAGCATTTTAGAGATGTTATTAAGAAACATACTAAGACTGGTCTTGTATATGAAATAGATGATCTTCTAGTTGATATACCTGAATGGAATTATGCCAATGAATATTACAAGAAGTATTTTCCATATATTAAAGAGATGATGGGAATTGCCGATGGTATAACAGTATCAACCGAAAGATTGAAAACAATTTATTCTGAATATAATGATAATATTGAAGTAGTACCTAATCATCTTCCAAAGCATGTTTGGGGTCCAATATTCCCTAAACATCATAATGAACCAAGAGAATTAAAACATGGAGAAAAACCTAGAATATTATGGGCAGGATCTCAGAACCATTTTGTAAGAAAAATAGATAAAGTTCATAAGGGACTTGAAGGTGGTGATTTTGGAAATAAACTGTTGGACTTTATTAGAAAGACAACAGATATATATCAATGGGTATTCGTAGGAGCAATGCCTGTAGAACTTGAGCCTGTAAAGAATAAAATAGAATTTCATAATTGGGTTCCTGTTTTCGAATATCCACAATATGTAAAAAATTTAGATACTGATTTTGGTATAGCACCTTTAGAGGATAATGTTTTCAATGCATGTAAAAGCAATATTAAAATGCTTGAATATACTGCATGTGGAATCCCTGCTGTATACTCTAATGTTGAGCCATATTGGAAAGCAAGCCTTAAAGCTAACAATGAAGAGGAAATGATTTCTCATGTTGAAGATCTGGCTAAAGATGTTTCACTAAGAGGAAAAATATTCAATAGAGATCAAAACACTGTTGCTGGTCAGCTATGGTGGGAAGAATCCGGTAACCTAAAGCTTTATGCCAATTCGTATCTAAAACTATTTGGTAGGAGGTTACCGTAATGGACTGTCTTTCAATTAATCAAAAAGTTTGGGTTGTTAAAAGAAACTACATGGAAAATTCATTTGGAATGAATATGGTTGAAACAGAGCCTTTCAAAGTTGCAGAGTTAAGAGTAATAAGTATACAGGCTAGAACAAATCCTGATCGTACTTATATTACATATAAGCTTGCAGAGGAAATAGGTTATAAACCTGAAATTAATGATATGAGACCTTTTGAAGGACTAACGGATGAGTTTAGAGAGGATGAAGTTTTCACTTCTTTTGAATCGGCAATTTTAAGTATACTTGAAATGATAGATGAAAGATCAGGTGAGTTACAGGAAATAAGACAGCATTATCTAAATATGTTACAAGAACATAATTTTAAAGACTATGGTAACTCTAACTGGATTGATGAGGATCTGTTCAAGATGCAAGGCTGAAATGGTTCGAATAATCCACCATGCTTTAGATGGTGTTGATTGGTGGGTTTGTATTTGGTGTTATAGGGAAGATAAAATTAAGAGAAAATGGTGGAGGAAAATTTTCAAGGGAGAGAAAAAATTTACGTGATAGATGTTTAATGATATACTAGATTCAAGACCTATTCCCAAGGAAATAGTTAAAGCTGCAAGGGAATGGGTAGAATATGAACTTAACAGAGTTTACGGCAAACGAAATCCGATTTATGTTCCATCTTTACAGGGAGAAGCAGAGAGAATGCTTACTTATAGACTTGGAAAGAAATGGAAGATGAAGCATAAGGTAGAGATACGTGTTAATGGAGCTAATGGTAGAAGAGATATAACTGTTATAATAAAAGATTGGGATTAAATGGTTTATACTGATTGGGATATATACTGTGCTTTTAGAAAGGCTCAAGCAAACTATTTGAGCAGACCATATAGACTGCCAAAGAATTGGGAGAAGTTTAAAACCAGAATGACGAAAACAAATCTGGAAGCATTAGAATTAGCAACAAATTTTTTTAATACTAAATGGAGCAAGATAAATCCTGAACGATATTTTTCTACAGGATTTAATCTACATGGTAAGGGCTTTACATATTCAAGGTTTTTCGACAAGAAAAATATGCTCAAATATATTAAAGATGATAAGATGCTGAAGAGGGATTTGGAATTGAACAAGAGATCTCTTATAGAGTCTGCTAAATTCGTAAAGCAGTATATGAGCATGAGAAATGGTGTAAATCCTAAAGTCTCATTGCTTAGACAATACTCTTGTATAAAAGAAGGAAATATGTATGTTCCTGTTCTGCATTACATTCAGGGTCATATTGATACATACTTTCTTGTTTGGTTGATAAGGAGAGGGCTTGTTAAGATTGATGAAGATCATAGTCCTCATGTGCCTTACATAGTAGAAAAGTACAGAGAGCACATGGCAGTTATTAACAAGGAACCCATTTTGAAGTTCCTGGAGAGAATGAGGGAGTATATAGGATGAGTAAGAAACTTCAGAAATTTATTGAAACTGCACTGGTAGAGGTTGATGCTAAAATTAAAAAGCTTGAAGATAAGCTACGTGAAGAGAATGCAGATAATCTCGATGAAGATAAACTATCAAAGGCTCTTGACTGCCAGAAAGTTATAATGCTTATGCAAGCTACTATAAAAGGTGGTATAAAGTGGCTTGCAACAAAGAACATAGAAGGTGAAGTTGCCATATCTTTTGTAGCATCTAATTTAGATGTCTTGACAAAACAAGACAATCCATCATTAATTTGCAATTATACTTACATGCAACCAGAGACAATTGAAGATCTAGAATATCATTTTGATGTATTAATGACATTTCTGGAAGCAAAGAAATTAGGATGGAAATCTGGAGTATATACACATAAAGATGTAAAAGAATTTAGAAAGAAAACAGAGCAACAAGCTAAGGAGTATGAAACCTTTGTTGTGAGGGGGAGAGTATGACAAAAGTTGAAAAGATTTATGGAGAATCTAAGCTAGAAGAGCTTCTTCAAGACCTAGAGAATAGAGGAATTAAACCTAACAATGTTTTATCAGATGGTGGAAAATACTATACAGTCATTTATGAAGAAACAAATATTTTAAATGAAGGTTAACAAATACAAATAACCGTGTTACAATTAAGGTAAATCAAACCTGTTAGGAGAATAAAATGTATAAATGGAGAATGAGGTTAGCATTGCTAATTGCAATTATGTTTGCATTTGGTTGCACCACTATTCGTCTGGTTACCAAAGATGGTATACCACTTCCACAAGAATCAATCCAAATAACAAATCCCCAAACAGGCATAACTGTAGAGTCAGTATTCATCAGGTATTATGAGGATTCACCAGAATCAATCTATCCTGAGTACCTAGAATTTAATAAGATCAATCATCTTTCCGATACCGATACCCAAAAGACAACTAATGTAATTTTGTTTCTCAGAATATGGAACAAGAGAGAAGTTCCATATAAGGTAATAAAGTATATAAGATATGGTGATGGTAAAAATGATTTCACAAAAAGTGTTGTATATAAGGGTAAAGATGTTGTAAGGCATTTCCAATTAGAAATGCCAATTGTTGAAGATAGACTTATTCAGATTCAAGCAGACGTTGCAGATGGTGAAGGTGACGTTATCTTCAAGTTGGGTTACTTTAACGTCAAGTTTGGATCTAAAAATATAGATGAGGGGATTAAAATAAAATAAGAAAGGAGGGTTGTACATGTTGAAAAAATTGTGTGCTGGAATTGTTGTTATTCTTGCAGTACTTGCCATTTCTGTTCCTTCATTTGCACAGCAAGATTATGAAGTAGTAAAGTTCCCTTGTAATTTTTGTTCATGGGGCTTTACAAAAAATCACCAGAACCTTGATGTTGATATTTCTCATAATGGTGGTGTGACTAAAACTGAGATTGCTGCTTCACAGAAAATGGTAACAGGAACATATACTCACACGTCAACATATACACATACACCAAAATATTGGGGGTTCTGGCAAAGAAAATGGTTCAGGTTTCCCATTGATGTAGCTTTTGGATGGGATTGTGAATATGTTAGTAACTATCAGTACCAGGAATGGTCAGGAAACGGAATAACAATTAAGCAACAACAGTGGGCATTTGCCAATGCTCAGAGCAGAAGTTCTAGCTATAGCTCAAGCTTTTCTAGTTCTTGTATTCATGCACTTGGATTGAGCCATAGTCGTAGTCGTAGTTGCTCTTACAGCACTGGTGGGGGTCTACGATAAACAAAAACAAATTAAATTAAATCTTAGAAAGGAGTACAAGTATGAAAAAATTGTTAATGTGTTTAGTAGTAATTTTTGCTGCATTGGCATTGACTGTTCCTGCAATGGCAGCAGGTGATGCAGAGAATAACTTCTCTCCTGGTGCTGTTGCAGTTGGTGGTCCTGTCAATAACAACACTGGTATTATTGGCAACGGTAATACCATGTCTTCATCTACAGTCAATGGTGGTGTAAAGGCATATGGTGGTGATGCTGATGTTGATGTAAACATTGGTAACTCTGGTTCAGTGTTCGGTGATGCAAAATCATTCTCACCTGAAGCTAATGCTTCTATTGGTGATATTGACAATAGCACTCGTAATACTAATATGAACATGAATACCAACATGAACAGCAATGAGAATGACAACACCAATGTCAATGTTAATGACAACAACAATGACAATGACAACACCAATGTCAATAACAATGAACAGGGGCAGTCACAAGGTCAGGGACAGTCACAGTCCATTAATATTGAAGCAGCAGAAATTCCAAGGCAATTTGCTATTGGTACAGAGATCAACTATCCTGGTATGCCTGGATACTTTGGTCCAGCTACCAATCAACCAAACTATGTTAAAGCTGAAATTATCACTGAGTTTCAGAAAGAATTTACAAGAGAGTATGTTGAAGCTGCACTTACCTCTCATTCTGGAACAAGCCTTAGCATGAAGAAAAGATTCCATTACTACACTGGTAAGAAGGCTTCAGCAGACCGTAAGGCAACTGATGCTCTTACTGTTACCATCAATAAACCTGAAGGTAAAAAAGTTAGAGTAGTTGGTTACTGCAACATCTGGTCAACCAGTGTAAACAAAGACTCCTTGGACGTTTTCTTTTCTGCATTGCAGGATATGTTGAATGTCGAAGGTGGTGCTAACACTGTATGGCTTACTGGTGAAGGTGCAATGCAAGTTGTTAAGTCATTCGGATGGGGTATTGGTCTCAACTACTCCCATGCATTTGTGAATGGCAACAATGACCAATCCGGTAATGCTACAGGTGGTACTGGCATCAGTGGTGGTGAAGCTGGATACAGAGCAAAGCCCTTTATGCAACTACAACTTCTGATAGTTGAGTAAAGGTAGGTGACCTATGGATGCACGTAACATAAATGGACATCTAACGGCAACATGGGTCTATTGTGCCAAATGTGGTACAGGATTTGTTGGTGATACAACCATGAGATCTTGTCCTGGTTGTATGAAGAAACACCGTATCAACATCAAGAATAATACTCTTGATAGATGGGATTGGTTAGCAGTTAGTTTAATCCCTCTATTTGGCACATTTTTCTGTTTACTTGATTCACTAACAAAGTGGTATTACTAGAAGCTTTCTAGAAAGTTTTTAGATGAAGAGATGGGAGAAATCCCATCTCTTTTTTTTTCTTTTGGGGGTTTACAATTACATAAAAGTGTCGTATAATTGTCATAAGCCTAGAGACAAGTTACCCGAAATTACCGATATATTACCCGAAATTAACGAAATCAGAAGGCTAAATTAACATAGAAAAGGAGACAAATTAACGATGAGTAAATGGATTGATAAAGAATTGTTCAACAAATTTGCTGAACAAAAGACAAAAGAAGCTGAACAAGAACAGCAAAACAAAGGCAGTACCTCAAGAATGGGGAAGATTTGGCCAACACCTGAAAGAGGAAGTGTTGATAAGCCAAAGGTTTATGAAGGTAGATTCCTACCGGACCAAAAGGGCAAATTCTATCTAAAGTATTTTTACCATATGTTCATGTCAGGAGAACAATGGCAATTTATTTTATGCCCTAAAACAGAATCAATGGATAACTGGTGTCCATGGTGTTCTGTAACTCAGAAGCTTTTTATGGGAGGATCTGAAGATAAAAAGCAAGCACAGGTTTATAAGAGAAAAGAAAAATATGTTGGAAACTGGTTTATAGTAAAAGATCCCAGAGATGTTGAGAAAGAAGATCCAGAAGATAAAGTAGAAAATACTGTAAGGCTCTATGAATTTCCTGGTAGAGTAGAATCAAAACTTAAGCAAGAAATTACAGATACCAAGCAAGGTTATGGATATGCTATTTTTGATCCAGGTGAAGATGGGTTTAATTTCATTCTCAAAGTAAAGTCTACTAAGAAAGACAGAGAAGGTAGAACTTGGCCAGATTATAGTGATTCAATGTTCTCTAGGCAATCTGAAGCTCTTGGCAGTGACAGACAGATTCAGCAGATCTTGAAAAACTGTTATGATCTTGAAGAGTATGTTAAGGATCTAGAGAGACCTGAAGATGAAATTAAAGATCTTCTAAAGGTGGAAATGGTATGGGATCTTGTAGAGTCTGAGTGGCAAAGAATGAAAGGTCTTCAAGAAACAAAAGAGAAAGTAGAGAGAACCAGAAAAGAAGAAAAAGAGCTTGAATTACCAAACGATGAACCTCAAACAGAAGAGCCAAAAGAAGAAGAAGAACCAGAAGAGGTTAAAACTGTAGAAGAAGAATCAGATGAAGACTTGTTAGCAGAATTAGAAAATCTGTAATCATCTGTGACCAGTATAACTTGGTTCCATCAAAAAATGTGCAAGGGGAGGTATCCCCTCCCCTTGACAACCTCTTTTTTATGATTATCTTTTTTGAAAAAAGATAAGGAGGTATTCGAAATGTTGCCAGTAAGAAGAGGAAGAGGATGGAATAGTTTTTTCAAAGAGTTTGATGAACTAGCTTCAGCATTCAGTGAGGTCTTTGATGATACTGTTTGTTATTCAGTGGGAGAAGACAGAGTGTTTGAGTTAGAGGTTCCAGGTTTTAATGAAACTAATATTAATGTTGAGTTATCAAACGGTATACTCACCATTAAAGGAACTAGAGAAGTAAAGGAAGGTTGTTATGCTGGACGTAAAGAGATCTACAAAAGATATACAGTTGGTTCTCATGAAGAGGTTGATGCAAGTATCAAAGATGGTATTTTAAGATTAACTCTTAAAACTCCCAAAGAAGATGTGAAGAAAATAGAGCTTAAATCAAATTAATTTCATTTTGTTCTCTTTTAAAAGACCTTCATTCTTATAAATATCTTATAGATATATAAATAAGAGTGTAAGGTCTTTTTTGCTATGGGAGAAATAAGAACATGAAGCTCAAAAAATATCTAGAGGAAAAGGTTACATTTAAAGGAAAAGATATAGGATGGGGAGCATACCCCAAAGGATGGGATAGAGGATCAGTACAGAAATTTGCAAAATCCCTTACAAAGGAAACTGGTAAATCTCCTGATGATAAGGGATGGTTCGATGCTTGTGTTAAAAAGATTAAAGGTAAGCTAAGTGATCCAGAAGCTTTTTGTGCATCTGTAAGAGATGAAGCAAAGGGAACTACAATGTGGAGAGGTAAACATAAAAAATGAATCTTCCTCAACATAATCCAAATGATCCGTATCAAAGATTTGCAGTGGCTTGTCCTAACTGTAAGAAAGTAATTCATGTTGCATCTCCAGGCTATTCTGGAGTGTCTTTCTTTTGTCCTATGTGTGGTCATGATTGGGAGGAAAGGGAAGATGAAGATGATGATGATTAAATTATGGCAAAAGGTGGAGATTTCGAAAGAGAGATAAGTAGGTTTCTAACTAAATGGGCAAGTGGAAAAGAAAAGCCCTATTGGTATTGGAGACTGCTAGGAAGTGGCTCAGTTGCTACATTATCTGAAGCCAATAAAGAGCTATCGGGTGATATTCATGCATTAAGACCTGAAGCATGTTTTCTTACCGATAGGTTTTGTATTGAATGCAAAACAGGATATCCCAATACAAAATTTCATCAGCACTTTAAGGGTATTAAAACTTTTAATATAAGGGAGTTCTGGGAACAAACTATAAGAGATTCTGATAGATCCTTGAAATTTCCCTTGCTGATCTATCGTAGGAAAGGCATGAAGCCTATTGTTGGAATTGATATTGTTATTCAGCATAATCTTGGATATAAGCTTCAAAGCTTGAACTTTATACAGCTTGGAAATTTTGAGAACAATATACCACCAATTTGGTTCTATGATATGGAGGGATTTTTTAAATTGATTTCTCCAGAAGATATTAAAGAAATTAAGGTAAGGGAAATAATTTAATGGCAAAGATAACTATAGATCAAGAACAATGGTCTGATATAGTTCTAGTTTATATACTAGATACTATACAGAAAGCAAAACAACTTGAGGGAACATCAGAGACATACAAAGAATTTATTAGAGAAATTGGAACAACAATAAGGCCAAAACTGATAAAGCATTTTTTAAATACGGATGTTGAAATAAGAGTTCTATATAGACTTATTAGAGATGCTTTTTCACCAAGGGCAGATAAAACAATAATTGATATAACAAAATCACTTACAAAATTTGGAAAGAAAGAAGATTAAAGTGTAGGAGGTAAATATTATGGGTGAAATGCTTGGTGCTGAAAATGGTCATGGTCCAGAGACCATAGCACAACAAGATTTAGCAGTTAAAGAACCAGAAGGTGGATTTGCCACTGATGTTGATGGTGTAATGGCCAACGGAGAAAGAGAAGGCAAACCAGTTTTTGATGTTGAACATGGAGAGTTCTATCAAAACATGGAATTTGGTAGAAAGAGACTTCGTTTCAAAAGTGGTTCAAACATACAGCAATACATGCAAGGAACCAGATACAATAGACCATTTTTCATTAGATATACTGATGATAATGGCAAACAATATATAAGAAGGGTGAAGTAATATGAAAAAGTTAATTATACTATTCGTTACACTATTTTTAATATTAGGTGGTGCTGGTGGTGTTTTTGCTGGTGGAGGTAGGTCAGGTAAAAAGTTCGATAGAAGTCACCTTCTCTATCACAATTTTATGAGGGGAGACCATCTTCTTTATCATCATACCTTCCCTCATCATAATTATCATCATGGGTATCACTGGCAAAGTCCACATCATTATTATCAGCCTGGATACATGTCACCAGGATATATAATGATGATGAAAAAATATAGACCACACTGTTTAAAGAATCACATTATAAGAGACAGATTTCAAAATAGAAGATAATGTTTGAAGATATTTTAGGTCCAAAGAAAGACCGTCTTCTTCAACTACCAGAACTACCAGACATAGATTTTCAAGGTTGTCCTTATTGTGGGGCATTGAATATAGAGGAAGATGGTATAGGTGCATTTCCCAATGCAAAACAATTCAATCAACCTATGGTATGTAATACTTGTGGTGGTAAGTGGACGGTGGAATATGATGAAGATCTAGAAATAAAAAATGTAGTATATTGAAAGGAAAATTGTGATGTTTAAAAATTTAAGGAAGACCGTTTTACTATTTGACTTCAACAATCTAGCTACCAGAACTTTTTTCGTAAAAGATGTTGGTGCTCATACAACCCATCCCGAATTTCCCCTCTGGAGGTACATGACATTTGATGCTATCTATAAAGCACTATTTCGTGTAGAAGGTGTTAGTGAAATTGTTGTAGCATGTGATGATAGATTGTCATGGAGAAAATTATATTTTGAAAGATATAAAGAATCAAGAAAAGGTAAAAGAGATACATCCGGTGTTGATTGGAATCTCTTTTATTCCAATCTCAATGGCTTTATAAAAGCTATTAAAGAAAACATTCCCTTTAAAGTTTTACAGGTAAAAAATGCAGAAGCAGACGATATTATCGGTATTCTTGCTTTACATGGAGAGGACTTTTATTATATAATAAGTAATGATGAGGATTATCTTCAGTTGAGTGATCAAAACAATGTGATAATTTATAATCCGAATCAAGCTAAGGAAGTTTCTGTGCCTGATGCAGAAGAGTTTATAATTAAAAAGTCCTTGATGGGACAACCAAAAGATGATATATTTAATGTTATAACTCCTTTGGATTATGGGCTAACTGAAGAGACTGAAGGAAAAAGAAAGCCAGGATTTGGCCCTGCAAAATGTGAGAAAGTTTTGAAAGAGGGCTATGAGTTCTGGCTTAAAAGAAATGGACTTGAAGAAAGATTCAAGATAAACAGAAACCTAATTGACTTCAAAAAAATACCACAAACAATTCAAAACAGAATATGGAAAGCATATAATGACTATGAATACCCAGAGCCAGAGAAGATCTATCCGTTCTGTAAAAAAATGGGATTCAGAGAATACATTGATGAGTTTACAAAATTTGAAAATATGTTGTTGAGGTTGTACTAATGTCAATTGAAAGAAAAATCGGTATAGGTATAATAATATTTTCTTTAGCTGTTTTTTGTTTCGTTACAGTTCCTCTAATTGCCGAAATTATTACTCCTACTATCATTGCAATTCTGCCAGAAAAAACCAAGGAATCTAAGCTGATACGAGTTATTGATAGAGAAGCAGGAGTAATATGTTATATAATTCAAAATGATACTGCTGATTTTTATAGTGGTTTACAATGTATTCCAATAGACCAAACAAAATTAGGATATCAGAAATGAAATATAAATACAAACTATTTTATAAATGCAGAATGTGTAAAATAATTTTTGAAGTAAACTTTGAAAGTGATAGAGCAGAGGAAAGACATTTTCCTTTTCTTGCTAGACATCATGGATGTGCTGATGCAGAAGCATTAAGCAGTGAAGGTTCATTAGTTGGAATGGGGGATGTTGTTGCAATAGACCAAACACCATATCTTAATTTAAAGAGGAAAGAAAATGCTGAAGATAACTGAAAAAGATGGTATAGTAAAATGGGAAGATGTGCCTGACCTAGATAAATGTGGACTTTTTGTTAATGGAAAAAGGATCTTCCCTGCACAGGCTAAAAATGTTAACCTCTTACCAAAGGAGTGTCAAATGAAAGTTCGTTATGCTGTTGTTAATCACAAAGAGAAAGAGGAATTTGAAAAGAAATGGCAAATGCCATATGGCTACAACAACAGTCCTAAGATCTGCTTTAATCAGGATGATGCAATAAGATGGATCAACCAAAACTTAGGACCAAACGAAAGAAAGAGTTATGTAGTTGAAAGACATAAATCCGGTAAGATTGATGTTGTTTGGAAGATTTTGGATGGTCCTAAGCTTGCTGGAGAACAGGAGGATGAATGGGATGATGAAGAGTTTTAAACCTATTTTTGTTGAAGGAACAAATCTGGATGATACATGGTTCAAGCTTCTAGCTGAAGTCTATAAACATGGCAGGAGAAACAGAATTGATACTGGTTCATATGAGAAAGAAACTGACAGATTAGAATTTGACTTTGTAGCTGGAAGTATCAAGTATCCTACTGACAGACCACTCTCACCAAGACTTGAGGGACTTGCTGTACCACCACCAACAACAGATGAAGATATTGAAAAATATTTTGCTAACTATCTCATGAATGGAGCACTGACAGGAAATGAGCATTATAAATATGCTACATGGATTGTTGGTGGTGACTATAGATTACCAAAAGCCAAAATGCTAATAGAGTGCATCACAAAAGGAGGAAAGCCAGCAACAGTAGTAACTCCAGTTGGTAATCTATGTTATACAAAGAAAGAGCAAGGGGTTATAGCTAGAGTTCCAAATGCTCTAGAATGGATTGTAAATCATTATCAAACAAAAGGATATGCAAACAATCATTGTTATATTCAGGTAGGATACCCTGAAAGTAATATGGCTTATGATATCCCATATAAAGATGAAACCGAAAGACAAACTTCTCCATGTCTCAGAGGAATAGATACCAAAATAGTTGAAGAGCTAGGATATAAATTTCTTCTCATGAATGTCTACTTCAGGTCTTGGGATTTATGGGGAGGTTGGCCAGAAAACATGGGAGGAATGGTTCGACTAATGGAGACCATCTGTGAAATGCTAGGGGATGTAAGGCCAGGAGCACTTTCATTTGCATCCAAGGGGCTTCATTGTTATTGGTTCCAATTAGATGCTGTAGCTTGTAGATTAAATATAGAAAGAGAAGAGGAAGATGAAACATCTTGAGTGAAGATCTTATAACTAGACTGGCAAAAAGAAATCCAAAAAATTATGCCTTAAGACCATATTCAAGAAGAGAATGGATGAGAGAACAAATCTCTTTTCCATGGCTTCATTCACAATACGAACTGGTTTATTTATATGATGATTTACCAGTATCGGCAGTAGTATCTGTACCTACACCACTTGCATCACCATCAGATGGTACACTATATTATGATACAGATGATGGACATTTTTATAACAGATATAATGGAGATTGGGAACTAACAGGAAATGGAACAATCTATTAAACAATTTATAAATAGTATATGTGACCTTAAAAAAGAAGACCCAAAAAAGAGACCTATAGGATTTGTAACAGATGAAGAAGATCCTTTCTATGACTCAGCAATCAATAAGCTTCTTGAAAAAATAGGTCACGATGAAAGACACTATAACATTCTACCTGATTTAAAATATTATCTTGAATCACTGCTAAGAGAAGACGAAAGAAGATATCCTAAAATAAGGATACAATGCAGCAGATGTGGTTCAAGATATGTTTTTTATATAGAGCCAAAAATAAGATATGCAAGAAATGATATATATGAAATGTCGGAAGCAGAACATGATATGGCAATACAAAGAATGGTGGAACATATTTTTGTTAATTGCACTGTATGTAGTCATAGATTGGTATTAACTGACATAGAAAGAATAATTAGATTTGAAGCAATATTAACTAACCCAGAGAACCCCACCGAACCACCAAGATATGATTTTAGTAGACATAGAAGAATAGGAGAACCATTTGGAATATGATAAATTTAAGTGAGAATGCTATAGCTGTTTTTAGAAAGCATCCTGGCTATAGTTTTCAAAATGAATCTATAGAAGAAACATTTAAAAGAGTATCAAAAGAATTTGCAACAAACCAGGAAGAAGAAGAGCTTGCCTTTAATCTTCTAGTAGAAAATATCTGGAGACCGAACACACCTGTATTTCTAAATGCTGGCACTGAACATAGAAACTTCTGTGCCTGTCATGTTGTAGGTCTAGAAGACTCTATGGAAAGCATCTATGATATTGCCAATGTCTCTAGAAAAATATTCCAGTATGGTGCAGGTGTTGGTATTCCTATTGGTAATCTAAGAGAAAAAGAAGCTTTTATTTTTGAAGGAAATCCTAAAGATATTCCTGAAGGTAAATCATCTGGGCCTATCACTTTCATGAGACTATATGATGCTGTAGGTGAGACTACTAAATCTGGTGGACGTGTAAGACGTGCAGCAATTATGATTTCCATGTACTGCTGGCATCCTGATATAATGGAGTTTATCCAATGCAAACAGAATGAGGGATGGTTAACCAATATGAATATATCTGTTGCAATTACAGATAAGTTTATGCAGTGTCTTGAAGATAGAGTTCCCTTCCAGTTATATACTCCCTATAATGGATCTGAAAAAGGAACAATTGATCCAGAAGTACTTTGGGAAACACTAGCTGTGATGTCTCATAAAACTGGAGATCCTGGTGTCCTTTTTTTAGATACAGTACAAAGATTCAATCCCCTTAAAAAGAAATTTCTCATTGAATCAACAAACCCCTGTGGAGAGCAACCACTAATGCCATTTGGAGTATGTAATCTCAGTGCAATCAATGTAAGTAAATTTGTTGTTGATGAAGATTTCGATTGGGATGGTTTATATAAAACTGCTTTTAATGTTACCGGACTTATGGATAATGTTATAGATAGTATGGATTATCCAGATCCACGTTTCAAAGATACTGCCCAAAAATATAGACAGATTGGTGTTGGAATAATGGGGCTTGCAGATGCAATGTACATGCTGAACTATAGATATGATGGTCCTGAAGGTAAGAAATTTGCAGGTGAGGTGATGAGAACCATTACAACAGCATGTGTGGATCGTAGCACTCTACTTGCAAAAGAAAAAGGTCCATTCTATGACTATGATAGTTTTAAAGAAGACATTTATGATATATTGAAACAACAGGTTAATGATAGAAAAGTATTAAAGAGGGTTCAGAAATATGGTGTAAGAAACTCTCAATTCACCACTTGTCAACCAACAGGAACTACAGCACTTAGTTGTGATTGTTCATATGGGATTGAACCTATCTTTGGTCTTGTATTTGAAAAGAAGATTGTAGATGGTGGAATAATGAAGATAGCTAATCCCATTTTTCTGGAAAGAGTTAAAAATGAAGAATGGTGGAACGATGGAATGATTGATAAGATCTTTGAAAATGGAGGTTCGTTAAAAGGTATCCATGGTATACCAAGAGAGGTCAGAGAGGTTTTCATTACAGCACATGATATTAAACCAAAGGATAGAATAGATCTCCAGGCAAGCATACAAAAACATTGTTCCTCTGCAATATCCAGTACAGTCAATCTACCAAAAGAGACAACAGCACAAGAGATATCAGACCTTTATAAATATGCATATAAAAAGAGTCTCAAGGGACTTACTATTTATAGAGATGGTTCAAAGAAAAATCAACCAGTAACTTTCAAAAAAGAAAAAGATTCTATCACTGCTATTGATGCACAACAACTTTTGGCTCAAATGAAAATTAAAAGGCCAAGAAGACTTTCCGGTGAAACATTCACTATAGAAACCGGAGAGGGAAAAATGTATGTGACAATAAACTCAGATGATAGAAAGCCAATAGAAGTTTTTATTGAGGTAGGGAAGAGTGGACAAACAACAAAAGTAATGTCTGAAGCACTTGGAAGAGTAGCTTCTATTGCCCTCCAGCACAGGGTTCCAGTAGAGGAAGTAGTAAAAACACTAAAAGGTCTTGACAGTAGTAATCCTAAATGGTATAGATTCGAAGAGGAAGATTCTAGACCTACACAGATTTTAAGTATCCCAGATGGATTAGCTCAACTTTTGGAAAGGTATTATATAAATACTGATAAAGGCACAATAGAATTTTTGAACGGAAGCACATTTTCTACTTGCAAAAGGTGTGGAGTTAAGGCATACTTAGAAACTGAAGGATGTGGTGTTTGCCAGAATTGTGGTGACAGTTCTTGTAGCTAGGAGGAAAAAATGAAATTTGAGAACTATCTGTATGAAAAGCAGATTCTAGAGAAGATCCTTACAGGTCCATTTGAAGATCCCATGTCTGGATCAGAGATAGGTAAGAAGCTAGGAGTTTCCAGAGCAGCAATTTCATCAACAATTAAAAAAGCTCTACCAAAATATTGGAAAGGATTTAAAGAACATTATCCTGATGCTGATCCATGGGAATTATTCTGGATTATTGCACAAACTACAGGTATGACAAATGAGCCTGATAAACTACTCAAGCTATTTCCATCTGATATCAGAAAAGAGGTTGAAAAATTTGCATCAGCACATAGAAGGATTAAAAAATAAGATCTTGCTTTGTACAAATTGTGTTTTTTATATTTCTGATGGTAAAATGGTTGATTGTGAGAGAAGCTATTTTAGTTCAGTTCCGATTAAAAAAACACTTATATATACACCTATAGAGTTTGATTGTTGGGAATATGAAGAAAAAGATAATAACAATTAGTGTTGGTCCTTGTTGGTTCTGTGATTGGAAACCAACAAAAGAAAGTGGTGCCAAGTTTACTAAGATAGATGGTGCTGTTTATGTTTTTTGTCCTGAGTGTGGGTATGAAATTCCAGATGCCCGATTTCTAATAGGAGAAAATGTTGAAGAGTGATAGACCTAGAAGTTGTAAGAGAATTTGTGTTCGAACACTTTCCAAAAGTAAAGGTAACTAAAGGGGGAACCCACTTTAATGCCAGATGCATACTTTGTGGAGACTCAAAGAAAAGCCTTTCTAAAAGACGTTTCAATTTAAATTATAATAACGGAAACCCGATTTACCAGTGTTTTAATTGTG